ACCTGCTGCGCGGAGTTTTCCGTCAGGTTCACCGGCAAGAGTCAGTAATTGTCCCTGGTCTTCCTGCAGAATAGTCAGGCGACCACCGCGATTGACATACATCGGCGTTTCGGTGGTGTCTTCTTCGGAAATTTTCCCGCGGTTAGTCGGACGAACATATGAGAGTTTGTGTTTTATTTTCACACGGTTCTCATCAAACGGTTCGATTTCCAGGTTGAGCGAGACCTTCCCTTTGGTTTTCGTGTTCATCACACCTGAAGCGACTTCACTGAGAACAGCGCCGATTTTGGTTTCAAATACGCCGCCGTCCAGCTCCCCGATAAATGCCTGCACATCAGTACTGCGTTCGCTAGCCATTTTGCTGCTCCTCATCATATCGACCCTGCAAGGTCGGTTGGTTTCTCCACAAAACAGAGAAGAACACCTGCGGTGGCAGCCGCCCGGGTGGATTGGGTTATGAGCCCGTCGTCCGGTGATGCTCTTCTCTGTTTTGTAAAAAGAGCGGTACCAGCCGGAAGCAAGTGTACAAACTGGTACCGCCAAAGCAGTGGCTGTTGTGGTGACCGGTGCTGATCTCCGGCTTGCGGTTATTTCAGACTCTCACGGGCGTTTAATTGCCCCGCCGAACAGCTCTTTTCCGCAATAGCTGCAATGTCTTTCGCGCATCAGCCTGCGCATTCACCACAACTCTAAGGATTCTCTCTGGTTGAAAATACTTAGCTGTTATGTGCCTGCTTTTAGCCACATCAGGCGAGGTGGACCTGGTTATTCCCCAACAACAAGGATTCGGTTAATCTGGTTATCCCCAACAACGCAAAAGGAAAAGAAATGTCCGGTAATATCTACACGTTGTACAAATCCCACTGTGAAAATGTTGGAAAGTATCGGGGCATTGAAATCAGTGGGATAGTGTCATCAGTCGAAATAAGCAAAGTGGAATCAAGGGCAACATTACTTACTCTTCTGGATCTTGTCTTACATGAGCACCGGAAGAAATTCGGCACTCCCTATAATCAGTTGAATGGGAAAAAGGCTCTGGTTCACCTTATTCTGATGAAGCATCACTGGATGCCAAAACAGATTAATGAGATGAAATTTGATGAACTTCTTCTTTCAATTCAGGATGAACTCACACTTGATAAAATAAGCGTAACCGCCCAGAAATTTTTAGATTATCGAGACTGGAGATCACAAATTCATCACTTTGATGATTTTGACGAAAATGAATGGGATCCTAATTTGTCTGCACAATATCTAAAGTAACATCCTGTGATAAAACCGTGATTTCCTGATCCAGTTTTTTTAAGGAGTCTATTGTTTCCTGTCGATAAGACAGCACTTCACGAAGCTGGTTTATAGCTGCCAGCTTCTTTGTCATCCACTCATAAATTTACTCATCTGTGTAGCTAGGCGCGACGATTTTGGGTTCTGTTTTGTGCATTTCACACCTCCTCAAGTTATCAGTTACTTGTTGATGGGGACCAGATTGTTAAAGAGCTAAGCGTCCTGTAGGGCGCTTTTTTGTTGCTAACGAATCATCCTGGACTTCATATGCCCCAGGCGGCTACTTCGTGGGTGTCCTGCCTGTTCGTTGTCTTAACACCTTTAAGTTGTAATTTAGTTGTGGTTTTGAATGTTGTCAACAACTTTATGTGGTTTGAACGAGTAGCCAAGGAGTGCAAGGATTATCAAAAAAAGGAGGTTGTATGGAAGACGCGCTTTACGCTTTTAATTACACACAGAACCGGGACAAGTTATTTGCTAACTTGATTAGCATCATTGATGGAATCATTGCAGATGGAGTTGTCCGTGAAGAGGAGGTTCTTTACTTAGATACATGGTTACTTGAAGCAAAGCAGATTATCAATAATGGAGTTATAAAAAGTCTATCTGCTCGGGTGTCGGATATTCTTGCGGATGGAATAATCACATCAGAAGAACGTGATGACCTTAAAAATAGCCTTCTCCAAATACAGAGGGAAATTCTTGATATCCCTGAAATTGATTTTTACTCCAAGGATGTAGATGTCCATTTACTTAATGGACTATGTAAAGGATTAATTGCTGATCGGAACTTAACTCAAGAAGAAATAAGATATCTTAATTGGTGGCTTGAGCAAAATGGAGCTTTGAAGAACAACTACCCAGGAAAAAAACTTTATGCACTTGTAAAGGAAATTCTTAAAGATGGTGTTATTACTGAAGATGAGAGTTTAACTCTACATAAGGCATTAGTAGACTTCACAGGATGTGACTTGGAAAGTGGGGTGGTGGATGGTTTGGCGACCAGGCTGCCTATTGATGTAGGGGCTTCGATAGAGTTAGAGGGTAAAACCTATTGTCTTACAGGCACTTTTGTTGCAGGAAAGAGAGCCGTAGTTGAAAATTTGATTAAAAATGCTGGTGGGAACATCAGTAGTGGAATTACTCAAAAGTTGGATTTTTTAGTAATTGGGACGCTTTCCTCCCGTGATTGGAAATTCTCTAGTCACGGAAGGAAGATCGAAAAGGCTATATCTTATAGGGATGATAATGGTGCAAAACTTAAAATTATTTCTGAAGAAATGCTTTTCGATGCATTACCAAGTTCGCGATGACCAGAATACCCTACCTATAACATGAATTCTGGCTCGTCTATCTTCAAAGGTGAGTATTTCATCTGGGTACTCATCTTTGTTGAAGCTTCTAAGAATCAAGCCACCGTCAGGTAAGTTGATAAGTATTTTAACCCTTAGCAATACACCATCTCGTACGGCATAAAGATCGCCATCACGAATAGGAACGGTTTGAGAAATATCAACGGCAACAAGATCTCCATTATTGAGAACCGGTAATAAACTGTTCCCCCATATTTGTACGATCTTGGCATTAGATGCACATACGCCAGATTTTCTCAAATCTGCTCTTCTTAACGGAAACCAGTCAATAGCTGATTCAACTATTTCAGCCAGACATCCGTTACCTGCCGATAACTCGACATCTAAAACAGGAATGTTTACGAAAATATCGGGGTCTAATGCGGTGCTTTCTGCTTCTTTTACAACAAGATCAGGTATGGATGCGTTGTCTTCAATACCAAGTTGTAACCACTTTTGTGATACACCTAAAACTTTTGCAATTTCTTTAATTTTGCGCGGTTGTAGAGTTTCGCCATTCTCTATTTTGGCTACAGATTGTTGTGAAAGTCCAATTTTTTCAGCTAGTTGAGCTTGGCTCATGCCAGCTTTCTCTCTACCTATCTTTAATCGTTCTGCCAGTGTTTTCACAACATATCCCTCTCTTTTTTGATGAGGTTACAACTTTATGTTTTAGCTTTCCAACATCTAAAAGTTGTGGTAAAAGTTGTTAATGTTGTATTCTTGCAGCTCGTAACAACTTAACTACCAAAAAAGGAGAAAGCTATGACACCTGAGCAATTAGCCTTATCGGAGGCAATCGCTCTGGCTGGTGGTCAATCAGAATTGGCTCGGAAGCTCACAGCCAGCAGCGGTCATTTAGTAAAGCAACAACATGTCTGGAACTGGTTGAACAGAGAAAAGCGTCCCCCTGCAAAGCTTTCGATATTCATTGAAAAGACCACTGGCATATCAAAAGAAAAATTACGTCCAGATATTTTTCAAAAGATTAAAGATTCATCAGATGAAAAGTAACCACAGTTTTAAGGAGATAGCCGTGGGTAAGCATCACTGGAAAATAGAAAAACAGCCTGAGTGGTACGTGAAAGCTGTCAGAAAAACTATCGCGGCGTTGCCGGGGGGTTACGCTGAAGCCGCTGACTGGCTGGATGTAACAGAGAACGCTTTATTCAATCGCCTTCGTGCCGATGGCGATCAGATTTTCCCGCTGGGATGGGCAATGATTTTACAACGTGCTGGTGGAACTCACTTCATTGCTGACGCTGTGGCGCAGTCTGCAAATGGCGTCTTTGTGTCTCTTCCTGACGTCGAGGATGTGGACAACGCCGATATTAACCAGCGTCTGCTGGAAGTCATTGAACAGATCGGCAGTTATTCCAGACAGATTCGTTCAGCAATCGAAGACGGTGTAGTGGAACCGCATGAGAAGACAACAATTAACGACGAGCTGTACCTCTCAATTTCGAAGCTCCAGGAGCATGCAGCACTGGTCTACAAAATCTTCTGCGCTCCAGAAAATAGTAACGCCCGCGAGTGTGCAGCTCCGGGCGTCGTGGCGTCGATTGCTTCTGGTTGTGGAGAAACTAACGCATGAATAGTTTAACGGCAAATAACCGTTTGTCGCAACAGCTGGTGGTCAGCGTCGCTGAACACCTGTTGTTACGGCATGAATGCAGATTACCAAATCACCTGGCTGTAAGTAACCACAGAGAACTTTACCTGACTGTGGGGGGCGAGTTGTGCAGGAACTTAACCGCTGGTTTCGTGACGGAAGAGGGCTTTATGTCCATGTTATTCGTTGGGAGCCAGAAACACAGCGCGTTATCTATCTTCGCAAAGACTACCCGCATGAGTGCTTTAGTCCTTTGTGGAAATTCAGGCGTGATTTTGTTGAGTGTGAAGGACCACCAGCATATTGATTCTGCAATTCCGGGACGTTACACTGCTCAGGCACCTTATAAAGCGGGTGCCGGGGGTCGCAGCCCGGAATTGTCAACGGCGATATATGACGCGCCAGCGTCTTTTTTATCGTCCGCGCTCACGCACGCCAGAATTATGGTGGGCTGGGCAGGGGAGCCGAAAGGCTCGCCGGTCTCCGTTGACGCCGGTACTGCGAACCCTGTTCAGTCTGCCACCAGTGAGTTTCGCAGCTCCGGTGGTGGAAGTTTTCCACAGTCAACGGAGGCTGCCATCATGGCTACGATCCCAACCCTCACTCAACCTGAAATTGCCATCGTTGATGGTCAGGCTGTTACTTCATCCCTGGCTGTTGCCAACTTCTTCTCCAAACGTCATGACGATGTACTGAAAAAGATCCGCACGCTTGAATGCTCTGCATCATTCACTTCCCGCAATTTTTCGGTGAGTGATTACACCGATTGCACAGGCCGCAAACTACCTTGCTATCAAATAACCCGCGACGGCTTTGCGTTTCTTGCTATGGGTTTCACGGGTAAACGTGCTGCCCAGTTCAAAGAGGCATACATCAATGCCTTTAACCAGATGGAGAAACAGCTTTCAAATCCCTCTGTACTGAGCGACGTTGCACATAACGCCAGCGTTCTCTATTCCTACATTTCATCAATTCATCAGGTCTGGCTGCAGCAGCTTTATCCCATGTTGGCAAAAGCCGAATCCCCGCTGGCTGTAAGTCTGTATGACCGCATCAACGACGCGGCGCTACTGGCCAGTCTCATAAATTTGTCGCTGAACCCTTCAGAGGTAAGGGGGCGCAAATGATCCGGAATATTTTCAAACGGTTTACCAATCAGACTTTCCGTTGTCCTCGTCCTGGTCAGTGGTACACCACGCCTGCAGGGCATGTTCTACGTGTTAGCCTGGTTGACCGTGAATGTCAGAAGGTGGTTTGTGAACCGCTGGGCCGTAATTACC